TGGTGCATTAACTGAAAGCACAGTTTAATTTATAAGGAGAAGGTAGAACATGAGTGTAATAGATAGAGTTAAAGAACATTTTGAATCACAAGGGGTTAAGAAGATTGAAGTTGCCGAGTGGGGCGAGGAAGGACAACCTCTAGTGATTTATTGTAGTCCATTTACTTTAGCAGAAAAAAGAAATCTGTTTAAAGGTGCTAAGTCAGATGATCTAGGAGTATTAGTAGATGCAATCATGCTTAAAGCAAAAGATAAAGATGGTAATAAAATCTTTAAATTGGACGACAAACAAACTTTACTTAACAATGCTGATCCTGAAGTTATTGCCAAGATAGCAACAGAAATGTTGAATGGCATTTCTTTAGAGGACGCAGAAAAAAAGTAAGATACGACCAAGAGTTATTTGCTATACTTACTCTCGGCGAAAGATTGAAAAAAAGTATGGTGGAAATTTTGGCTATGACAGAAGAAGAATTCTTTTACTGGGTAGCTTATTTTAAAGTGAAGGCAGATAAGGAAAAGTTAAGAAGTGGCACAGGAACGACTGCAAATTCGCTTAGACGCAATAGATAATACCAAAAGGGCTTTTACTGGCTTAAAAGGAAGTTTATCAAGTGTTAAAGAATCTTTATTTTCTCTTAGAAGTGCATTAGTTGGCTTAGGTGCTGGACTTGCTGTAAGATCAATCGTTAATGTTGGTAAGCAAGTTGAGAACTTAAATCTACGTTTTAAATTTCTTTTTAGATCAGCAACAGAAGGTCAAAAAGCATTTGATGGTTTAGTTAATTTTGCTTCTAAAGTTCCATTTACATTAGAACAAATACAAGCTGGTGCTGGTAATCTTGCAGTTGTAACTAAAAATGCAGAAGAATTAAAAAATGTTTTAGAAATCACAGGTAATGTTGCTTCAGTTACAGGATTAGACTTCCAACAAACTGCTGAACAAATACAAAGAGCATTTTCAGGTGGTATAGCTAGTGCTGACGTTTTTAGAGAAAGAGGTGTTAGTGCTTTATTAGGATTTAAAGCTGGTGCAACTGTAACAGCAGAAGAAACTAAAAAAAGATTCCAAGAAGTTTTTGGTAGAGGTGGAACATTTGGAAATGCAACAAGTGAATTTGCAAATACTCTTGAAGGTACTTTATCTATGCTTCAAGATAAATTGTTTAAATTTCAAAAAGCAATAGCTGATGGTTTTTTTGAACAATTAAAAATAGAATTTGGAAATCTTAATAAATACTTAGATGATAGTGATGAAGCTATTAATAATTTTGGTAAGCAACTAGGAGAAAATACTGCAACTGCTATTCGTAAATTTTCAGAAGCAGTTAAATCTTTAGATGATGACCTAAGTAATCTTGATGGTATTCTTGGTGCTATTTTATTAGTTGTAGGTAAATTCACAACTAAATTAGTTGGGGCAATTTTAGTATTAAACGACTACAATCAAAGAGCAGAAAAACTTGTTAAAAAAACAGAAGATTTTGCTTTGGCACAAGCTAAAGCCATAACTGCTGGAAAACCTTTATATGATGAAGCACCAATTACTAATTACACAAATGAATTAGATAAGTTAGTTAAAGGCACTAAAGAATATGAAGAAGCATTATACAAATTAGTACAAGCAGAAGCAGAAAAAAAATTAGCACTTGAAAGATCAAATTATTTAATAAAAGAAGAAAAAGAAGCTATGGACGCTTTAAGAGAATCTTTGAAGTTTGTTAATATAGAAACTCAAGAATATTTTAAATCATTCTCAGGTAGTTTAATGAGTACTTTATTAAGTTCTATTCAAGAAATGGAAAATAGATTTAATAATATAAGAGTTATTTTGGCACAATCAGTTGCAGATGGTATAGCACCATTATCAAGAGGTATAGCTGAAGCTATTGTTTTAGGTAAATCATTAGGTGATACATTTAGACAATTTGTTTTAAATGCAATCGTTGGTGCTGTTGCTGGATTGATTCAATATTACTTAACTAAATTTCTTATCTTTGTTTTGGAAAAATTATTCCCTAGTCTAATTCAAGATCAAATTAGTTTAGAAGAAAAAAAATTAAGTGTTTTAAAAAGACAAACAAAAGAATTACAGAAACAAGCTGGACTTAGAATATTATTAGCTTTCTTAGGAATGGCAGAAGGTGGTAGAGTATCAGGCAATAGAGCAGAGGGTGGTAGAGTACAAGGATATAGAGCAAACGGTGGTCAAACATCAGGAACTAATGCTTATATTGTAGGAGAACGTGGTAGAGAATTGTTTATACCATCTACTGATGGACAAATTGTATCTAATGAGAATTTAAAAACTATGGGTGGTGCTAATATTACATTTAATATTAACGCAACTGATGTTAAGGGTGTCAAAGAATTATTGATTGATAATAGAGCAACAATCACTAATATAATTAATTCAGCTTTAAACCAAAAAGGCAAACCAGCATTAGTATAATATGAGTGGACAATTTCCTACATCACCAGCACCTAGAAACGCAGTCATAAGATCACAACAAACAACGATTGTGTCTATAACTACATCAGGTAGAAAACAAGCTAGACAAATTGACGGACAAAGATTTGCTATCACATTACAATTCCCTAATATGACTAGAGCAGAGTTTGCACCTATTCAAGCATTTGTAATGAAACAAAGATCACAATTAGAATCTTTTACAGTAGTACCACCAACAGTTAAAAATGCTTTAGGTGTAGCAACAGGAACTATATCTGTAAATGGTGCTTTGACTGCTGGAACTACAACAGCTTCTATAGATGGCATGACAACATCAACGAATGGAATATTAAAAGCTGGAGATTATTTTAGATTCACAGGACAAGAAAAAGTTTATATGGCAGTTGAAGATTTAGATTCAGATGGATCAGGCGAAGGTACATTAACATTTGAACCACCTTTACGAAGTGCTGTTACAGATAATACTATTCTTATTTATGACAATGTTGATTTTACTGTTTCATTAACAAATGATATTCAAGAATTTAATATTGGAACACAAGAATATTTTAATTACGAAATTGATTTAGTAGAGGTATTGTAATGGCTAGAGGATTAACTACGGCAGTTAATAATGAACTAGCTACTGACAAACTTAATCCAGTAACTTTAGTTTATCTTAATGTAAGCACAGGACTAAGATTTACAGATCATTATAAAGACCTAACTTACGATTCTAATACTTACACAGCTTCATCTTTATTTCTTAAAGTATCTGAAGTTAGTGAATCATCAGAAGTAGAAATAACAAATATTGCTTTAGAATTTACTGGTGCAGATCAAACTATTATATCTTTATTTTTAAGCAACGAATACATGGATAGAGATGTAGAAGTATATAAAGGTTTTCTTAATAGCACTCAAAGTTTAATTGCTGATCCATTTCTTTTATTCAAAGGTAGAATAGAATCTTTTAGCATAGATGAAACTCTACAAAGTTCTGACGTTAAAGTTGTAGCTACATCACATTGGGCAGATTTTGATAAAGTCAAAGGAAGAAAAACAAATACTAATTCACAACAATTATATTTTGCTGGAGATGTAGGTTTTGATTATGCTTCACAAACAGTTCAAGACATTAAATGGGGTAGAGCATAATGCAAGATATTGTAGAACTATTTAGAAACTTTAAAAGATATGATTCTATGAATGACAATCAATTAAGATTGTATCTAATGCCATCTATTAGTTTAGGACAATGTAAAAAGTTTTATGATGGTGATAAATTAGTAGGTTTTGTTAATTGGGCTTACATACATAATTTAACAGAGCAAAGATTTAAAAAGTCAGGCAAGATCATGGCAACAGAATGGAAATCAGGAAACAATCTTTGGTTAATAGAAATAGTTTCTATCAAGAATACGTTTAAGATGATGAGAGATATTTATAATTATTTTAAAAAGAAAATGAATATAGATCAATCCATAAACTGGTTACGCACTAACTCAAATATTTATAGAGTTGGTAAAAAACATAAAAGGGAGTTTCACGTATAATGGGTGGTGTAGTTGAAGCAGTAGTAAATGTCGTAAGTAGCTTTATCAGTTGGTTAATACCAATGCCTGAAGTTCCTGATTTTGATGTTAATGCAGAAACAGAAAAAGGTGTATTAGTAAATAAATCATCTAACAATGCACAAATTCCTATTGTCTATGGAAGAAGACAAGTAGGTATCACTAGAGTATTTTTAGAAACCTCAGGAACAGATAATAACTATCTTTACATGGCTGGTGTTCTTTGCGAGGGAGAAATTGAAGCAATAGATGAAATTTATATTGATGATAAACTAGTTACATGGGCTAGTGCTTTATCTCATGGTACAGTTACAGAAGTAGGAAGTGGTGATGCTAATTTTTACAAAGATTCTACATCACATATTCAAGTACAACCTTTTTTTGGTTTAGATAATCAAGTTAGTTCAAGTGTATTATCAACTTCTACAAATTGGGGTGCTAATCATAGACTAAGAGGTGTTGCTTATCTTGCTTTACGTTTTACATGGAATCAAGATATTTTTGGACAAATACCTCAAGTCAAAGTTACATTAAAAG